AGCTACAGTCACGGTCAAACAGGCGTACAAAGCATGACAAGAACTGCTTCTGGTATGTCTATGTTGCTTGGTGCAGCATCACTTAACATTAAAACAGTCATAAAGAACTTAGATGATTTTCTTCTTAAACCACTAGGAGAGGCTTACTTTCAATGGAACATGCAGTTTTTAGAAGCTGATTTAGGTGTTGAAGGAGATCTTGAAGTAAAAGCTACAGGCACTAACAGCTTGATGCAGAAAGAGGTACGGAGTCAAAGACTTACTATGTTTTTACAAACAGCGGCAAATCCTGCTGTTGCTCCGTTTATTAAAATTAATAAGCTTATTAGTGAGCTTGCTTATAGTTTGGATCTTGACCCTGATGAACTTTTAAATGATCCAGAGGAAGCAGCTATAATGGCACAGATAATAGGAATGCAAAACAATGCTGGACAAGCAACTGGCCCAGAAGCTGGCCCCACTGACGAAGAACAAGCAGCAATGGCAGCCGCTGGAGGAGTACCTCAACAGCCTCAAGACCTTGGAGCTACAGGTACTGGTGGGGGCAACATCGGAGTTGGAGGTGTACCGCAGCCAGGGGAAAATGAATTTGCTGGGTAGGTTTTTAGAACTACCTGAAATAGTTAACGAAGCATTAGAGAGGAAAGAAAATGGCTGAAGTAAATCAAGAAATGGATGCTTTAATGGCTCCTACAGAAGGAGTACCTTTAGATACATATCCAAATATTCCACAAGATGAAATGGAAGAAGCCTTAGACTCTCAACTTCCTGATGATGAAATGGAAGATGGTTATATTAATTACGTTATGGATGAATCCCTTAACGATGAAGAACAAGAATATTTAGCAGGTGTATTACAAAGCGATCCAATGCTTTCAGATATAATGGATAAAGTAATTACTACTGCTTCAGAATTTTCAGGTGCTGGAGAAGTTGACGGCCCTGGAACTGGTGTATCAGATTCAATACCCGCTCGTTTGAGCGATGGCGAATTTGTATTTACCAAAAAAGCAACTGACCAACTAGGTGCAGACAATCTCCAAGTAATGATGGATGATGCTGAACGTGCCTTTGATGGCGGTTATCAAAAGAAGAACCTAGGTGGAATGGCTCGTGATGAAGATGACGAGTTAGAAAAAGGCACTTATGATTTAAGTAAGACTGATGAAGAAATCAAGAAACTTATGATTGGTGCAAATAAGATGCCTAGCGTTCAATAATTTTATGGCTACCTTGGTAAGTCAAGCCCCATTATACTCGACGGAGTTAATATGGCTACCTTGCGAAACACAAGCCCCATGAAGGAGAATGAGTATGTCCGAAGTAATTTTAGAGGAAGAAAATCCTAACCCATATAATGCACGTAAGTCTTGGCATATGCCAGATGAATCTAAACTAGGTGATGCAGATGGGTTGTTTTATGAACCAAAACAGGCTACCCCTGAAGAGGCCCCTGATGAAGAAGTACAACCTAAAAAGAGAACTAACTATAAAAAAAGATATGATGATTTAAAACGTCATTATGATCAGAAACTTTCTGAGTTTAAACAAAAAGAGGAAGAACTGCAAGCTGCTGCTCGTGCAGCGCAACCAGCTTATGAGCCTCCTAGGTCTGAAGAAGAACTAGAAGCGTTTAAACAAGAATATCCTGATTTATATAGCACAGTAGAATCTGTAGCCCATATGCAAAGTCAAAGACAGGTAGCAGATCTTGAAGCACAATTACAGTCTATGCGTCAACGTGAGTCTGAAATAATGCGAAAAGATGCGGAAACTTCTTTGAAAGAGCGTCATCCAGACTTTGAAGACTTGAGAGGGTCTGAAGAGTTTCATGTTTGGGCAAAAGAACAACCAGAGCAAATACAGTCTTGGATCTATGAAAATCCTGACAACGTAACACTGGCTTCTAAAGCTATAGATCTTTATAAATTAGAAAACGGAATTACTCAAACTAAATCACAGCCCAAACGACAACGGCAACAAGGAAGTGCAGCAGATATGGTTTCTACAAAAACTACATCTGTAGACGCTAAAGAGCCTAAGATTTGGACTGAAAGGGAAATTGCTGCAATGTCTCTTGATCAGTTTGATAGATTTGAAGATGAAATCAAACAGGCTATGATTGAGGGCAGAGTAGTAAAATAAATGTTTTACTAGGAGTATATTAACATGGCTTATAATCAATCAGACCAGTTTTTTGAACCAAGTACAGATACCAATGCAAACTTTGGTAACTCTGTTTCTGGTCAAAATAACTCATTTTTCCTGCCGAAGGTTTATTCAAAGCAGGTACTTAACTTTTTCCGAAAGTCTTCTGTAGTAGAAGCAATTACTAACACCGATTATACTGGAGAAATTGCAGCATTCGGTGACACAGTAAGGATCATCAAAGAGCCTGAAATTACTGTATATCAGTATGAAAGAGGCCAAGATGTCACGGCTACTAAACTTACTGACCAAGAACTAAGCTTGACAGTAGACGTAGCAAACGCTTTCAAATTCATCGTTGATGATATTGAAACAAACATGTCTCACGTAAATTTCCGTGAGGTAGCAACCTCTTCAGCAGCTTACGCATTGCGTGATGCTTTTGATGAAGGTGTAATTGCAGAAATGTTTGCTGGCGTTTCGGCATCTAGCCCTAATCACGTTCTTGGTTCTGACAATGCTACTGACCTAGCTGCTGGCACCTTTGATGGTACTGGTAACTTGGACATTGGTTTTGCTTCAGGCGAACACGATCCTATCGATGTTCTTTCTCGAATGGCACGTTTACTAGACGAGCAGAACATTCCTGAAGAAGGACGATGGTTCCTTGCTAGTCCTGAGTTCTACGAGCAGCTTGTTCAAAGCTCCTCTAAGTTGTTGTCAGTAGACTACAACGCAGGACAAGGCTCAATCCGTAATGGATTGGTAAGCTCTGGTAAGCTACGTGGATTTGATATGTACAAGACTAACAACATTGCCTCAACGACTAACGCTGCGGGTAAAGTTCTTGCTGGTCACATGTCTTCTACGGCTACTGCACAAACAATTACCAATACAGAGGTTATTCGTGACCCTGATAGCTTTGGTGATATTGTCCGTGGTCTACACGTATATGGCGCACAGGTTCTTCGTAGTGAAGCACTTGTTTCTGCCTTCTACGGTATAGACTAAAGTTAGTGGGGGTTGCTTCGGTAGCCCCCTTTTCTTTTGGAGAAATTTTAAAATGCCACAGATTGGTTCAGATGAAAATCCTATGATGTTTAGACAAGCTATTGTTAGTAAAGATAGTAGGTTCAGAAAAAAATTTGATAAGAAAGCATATGATTTTAATTATGACAGAATATTTAATAAAAGTTCTAAAGATTCTAAAACAATTAAAGAATATAATTCTGAACTAGAAGCCTGTAGAGCTAAAAGTAAAACTTTTTCTATGGATCAGGAGTAAATAATATGTACGGTAAAAAGAAAAAAATGACATATGGAGGCATGAGCCGCAAACCATATAGAGAAGGAGGAAAAGCAAAAGCTGATATTTATGCTTTAGAAGATTCTTGTAACAGTATGTCTGGTTACAATCAAAGCTTACCTCAAAAACGATGAAAGGTGTAAAGCATTATAAAAAAGATGGAACAGAACATAAAGGTGGTTCACATAAAATGCCTAATGGAGATTTACACTCTGGTAAAACTCACGGTAAATCAAGCGTTAAATTATTTCATTTTAAAGATTTAAGTAAAAAAGCAAAAGTAAAAGCTAAAGGTAAATAATAATGGCTACATTTCTTAATCTAACAAACGAACTTTTGCGTGAATTAAATGAAGTAGAGTTAACTTCTGCTACTTTTAGTTCTGCTGTAGGTATTCAGCAACATGCTAAAGATTCTATTAATAGAGGTTATCTTGATATAGTTAACGAAGAACCTCAGTGGCCTTTTTTAGCTACGGCTGAAAGTGGAGATACTGATCCTATGTACGGTAATGTATATGTAGAAACTGTAGCTAACCAACGCTGGTACGAGCTTAAAGCATCTAGTTCTAGTTTAGTAAATGATTACGGCTATATAGATTGGGATAATTTTCTTTTATCTACAGTAGGAGTTAGTGGAGAATCTTCTCCTTATACTATTAGAAATTTAAGATTTATAGATACAGAATCTTGGAAAGATTATTTTAGAATTAGCGAAAACAAAGACGATGCAGAAGATGCTAATGGAGCAACTCCTGCTAGAGTAACACGAAGCCCTGATGCACGTAAGTTTGGATTAAGTCCTATACCAGATAAAGTTTATCGTATATGGTTTTATGCTTACGATCTTCCTACTGAGTTATCTGCACATGGAGATACTACAGTATTTCCTAATATTTATAATTCTGTTCTTCTAGCAAGAGCTAGATATTACCTACATCAATTTAAAGAAAATCCTCAGTCTTCTGCATTTGCATTAGAAGATTATAAAAGAGGTTTAAAATTAATGAAACTTAATTTAATGGAACCTACTCCAGGTACTTTTAAAGATGACCGAATGAGGTTTGTATAATGTCACAACCATTTGGTATATCTTGTAAAGGCGGCCTTAACACAAATCTAAACCAATTGGAACTACTAGGTCAACCTGGATTTGCTGTAGCACTGTCTAACTTTGAAGTAGACCCTGACGGTGGTTATAGACGTATTAATGGTTACAGTCCATTTGGAGCAGGGTCTGCTGCTAGACCTAACAGCACAAATGCTATAAAAGGATTACAAGTATATGGTGACGGTGTAATTTGTACTTCGGGTACTAACGTATACTTTAGTCAAGATGGAACAAGCTGGTTACAAATAAATAGAGCTAGTGTAGCTGGTGGAGGAGACAACTATAGTACTTTTACTGGGAGGTCAACAGCAGCTAGAACTTCTCAAGGCCAAACAAACTTTGCAGTCTTTGAAGGAAATACAGATTATGGCGAAGTAGTTATAACTGATGAAGGTTCAGGCGTTAAACCTATGTACTTTAAGATGACAGGTACAGGGGCTAATATAAATACAAGAACTTTTTTTGCAAAAGAAATAACAGTAAGTGGTACAGTTTACCCTAAGTACTGTGTAATACATGACAAACATTTAGTAGTTGCAGGGGCAGCTACAGCACCTAATACTATTTATTATAGTGGAACAAATGACATCGATGATTTTACAAGCACAGGATCAGGAAACATTGTTTTAGATGATAAGGTAGTAGGCATTAGAAGTTTCCGTAACGATTTAATTATATTTTGTGTTAACTCAATTTATAAATTACAGAATATAAATGACTCAAGTAATATTGCTATAGTTCCTATTACAAAAAACGTAGGCTGTATGGATGGAGCATCTATTCAAGAAATTGCAGGTGACTTGGTATTCCTAAGTCCTGACGGATTAAGAACCATTGCTGGTACAACAAGGATTGGTGACGTTGAGCTTGGTTCTGTTAGTAGAGCTATACAATCTATTATAGGGAACATTGCTAAAAGCATAGATGAGTTTTTAGTAACCAGTGCTGTTTTAAGAAGTAAGTCACAATATCGTTTGTTTTATTCTAAAGCTGCATCAGCTACAGCCGCTTCAAAAGGAATTATAGGAACCATTACACCTAATGGGTTTGAATGGTCAGAGACTGAAGGTATACAGGCTCATGCTTTTACTTCTGGTTTAGACAAGGATGGGCTAGAGCAAACTTACCACGGTGACAAAGATGGTTATGTTTACAACCATGACGATGGTAATTCTTTTAATCCAGCAGGAACATCAACAAATATAAGTGCCAGATATGAAACTCCTTTTTTAGACTTTGGAGATGCTGGTACTAGAAAAACAATTAACTATACAAAGATTTCATTTACGCCAGAAGGTCAATGTCAGCCTACGTTAAGAATGAGATATAACTATGGTGATACTACCATACCACAACCGCCAGACTACACGCTAGACCAAATTCAAGAACCAGCTATGTTTGGCACCTCTAAATTTAATGCGGTTGCATTAGGGGCTTCTAATGATCCATTGGTAAGACAAGCAGTACAAGGTAGTGGGGATACTTGTAATTTTAGAATATTCAGTATTGACACTAATGCACCCTATGCAGTTAATGGTATATACGCAGACTATAGACCGTCAGGAAGGAGATAATAAATGGCTCAAAGCTATACTAGACAAAGTACGTTCGTAGATGGAGATACCATTACCGCAGCATTGTTTAACGATGAATACAATCAGTTAGTCAATGCGTTTAACTATTCTTCTTCTAGCGCAACCTCTACAGGACACAGACATGATGGAACTGCTGCACATGGTGGTAACATTCACACCATTGGTGACTTGGACTTTCTTAATAAAATTGTAGTTGACAGCACTAACAATCGTTGGGGTTTCTTTGTAGAAGTCTCTAGTAGCGCAGTAGAGCAAATAAGAATACAAGATGGAGCTGTTGTACCTGTAACAGATAATGATATTGATCTAGGTACAAGCTCATTAGAATTTAAAGATCTTTTTATAGATGGTACTGCACACGTAGATACACTTGATGTAGATGCAAATGCAACTATTGCAGGTACGCTAGGAGTCACAGGAGTCCTTACAGGAACTTCTTTAGATATTTCAGGTGACATAGACATTGACGGAACTACTAACCTAGATGTAGTAGACATTGATGGTGCAGTAGATATGGCTAGTACTCTTGCTGTAACAGGAGTTATAAGTCCTTCTACTCACGTAGATATGCCTGACAGTGCTAATATTAAACTAGGTACTGGCGATGACTTACAACTTTATCACGATGGCAC